ATAACGAGGATATTGAGCCAGCAGAACAGCCAAATCGTAGTTCCATCGCTGGCTCATGTCGCAACCCTTGGCTTCTTTCTCTGCAATTATCTTATCTAATCGGGGTTTCGCTAGAACCCACATATCGTAGAGCTCTAGCGGAGGAATCGAACCTCTATATTTGTAATAATTACCGGAAATCAACTGCGTAAGTTTCGAGTAGAAGCTACCAGGAACAACCGCCGGGGCGTATGTATCTCGAATATGGTCGAAAAGAATCTTTTTCTCTTCCTGTTTGATATGAGCAAGTTCACGATTGTGGTCTTGCTCCCTCTTTTTGGAAAGAAGATCATCGACCTTTTTGTCCGTAGTATCCTTCACTTTGTCAAAAAATGCCCTCAGCAGATCATCTGTCCAAGGGCGTTTTTGATTTTTCTTTTTTTCTACAAAACAATCCTTGTGGTAAAAACCAGTCTTGTCGTAGAAAAAAGTGCTACGGTCTCGCTCGATGAAAATGTTCTTCCCGCAAATCTTGCATTTACGGGTTAGTTCCATTAAGCCAGTTCCTTCTCCATGATTGCGGCAACCTTCTTCAGTTCCTCAATATCAGTCATAGAACGGAACGCAGTAGACAGGCCAGCCGCCTTAACAGCCTTCTGCGCTGCGCTCTTCTTTACAGGAGAAGCGGAAGCAATCAGGTCATTCAGCTTTGCCTTGATGTCATCCATAGAAGGCTCTTTACTATCGGAACTCTTATCTGCCGGAACATCATCCGGCTCATCGTTTTCGATACCAAGGTCACGCATACTCAGCTTAACCTCAGTCTTAACAGCATCGTTTAAGCCGTTCTTGATGACGTTCTCCCGATTCTTTGCGCTACTAGAGATAATATCCTGATACTCAAGCAGGGTCAGATCCTCAACGACCTCACCGCCCTTATGCATACCGGTACGATCCTTATCGAAGAAAGCGAGCTGCTGACCATCCTGAAAATACAGGCGGAACTCAGTATCAACGTTGTACTCCTGACCAGCAAACCCATCAGGAATCTTACGACCAGTAGGCTCACTTACGATAGAACCATTCACAACCTTAGTATGCTTCTCGTCCTTCTCTCGGCAAACAACGATGTAGTTTACACCAGATGCATTCAGATCCAAAATCAGAGACTGACCCTTGAAGTTCAGGGTATTGAAATCCTTGAGCTCCATGCCAGCACCCTCAATCTTAACTGCCTTTTCGTCACCAGTCAGACCCTGAGATGCAGCCTTAACCTTGGCACGCTTCTGCGAGAAGGCAGTGAGACCCTGAGTAGCTGTCATCTTGAGAATGGAAGCGGAGTCAACAACCAGTGCATCCGCACGGAACGGCTTACCATCTGCGTCCAGATAGACATCACCATTCTCATCCTCGATGTCCTCGTCGTTAGTGACCATCTTGATATAATCCTGAACTTCTGCCAGAGACTGGGTGTAAACAATCAACAGATTGTCAGGATTCACGCCATTAGCTTCCAGTTCCTCGGTATAGTTATCGATAGAACCATTCTCGGTATCCAGATACAGAACACGGAACGGCTTACCGTCTGCATTCTTCAAATAGCATAGCTGCATAGCAGTACGAGACTTACCAGTTCCCTGTTCACCATAAATCAGCATATGAAGCTTCTTACGAACAGCAGATGCCTTACGAATCATAGCCATATATGTAAATTCCTCTCTAAATCTTTTCTTTTATAAGTATCCTGTGTTACTTAGCTAAGACTAAAAATTACACTCCCCAGTCATCCTCTTCCTCATCAGCAGGAGTCACAGTGGACTTGTTAGAACCACCCCACCAAGAAGTATCGTTCTCAGCTGCCTTGCCATCGAAGTCCTTCTTAGCCTGAGCGTTGGCAGCGATCTTTGCCCGTGCCTCGGAGATATTGTCCTCAGTATAGGTAGGCTCTGCATCCTTATCGCCGGGATTCGGATCAAAGGAATCAGGATTAACACCCTCGATATACAGCTTACGAACTGCCGGAGTGCTCTGACGCTTCATCTTGTTAGGACCACCCCAGATATTCTCAGTCTCAACTTCCTCAACCTTCTGCTGATTAACGATGGGACCAAAACACTCGAAACTAGTATAAGGCTTCAAACGCTTACGAATAGAATCGGCCAGAACCTTATTCTGAGTGTTTGCCTTATAGTCAATGAAGAACTCTGCATCCTCAATAGTGTTGTAATTCACGATCTTTGCATCGACAACTACTTCATCGCCCTCATCACTCTTGCGGCAACCAGTGTAAACAATGGTCTGGGTAAACAGAGCCAGCTCTTCAAAACCCTCTGCATCGAAGTCGATTTCCTTAGAACTCAGAGAAACCTGAGTAGGAACAAAGCGAATCTGGTGCTTGCCGTTGTAAGTGCTGTACTCGATGTTACCACGGACATACACGTTATCACCGTCATGCAGGTTCTCAGAGATCTCCTTGGCTGCATCGAAATCAGTCAGAGTCTTGTTGTCATTGACGACCTTACCAGACTCATTCGTCTTCTTGGTAACACCAACCTTAACGCCAATCATGTCGTAACCTTCCGGTGCAACATAGGTCATGCGATCCTTCCAAGCGACTTCCTTCTTATCCTTCTCGATGCCCTTGTCCTTATCGGCACGGCGGAAGAAGTAGACCTTATCACGAGGCATACCAGCCAGATCAACATAGAAGGTATTCTCATTGGAGGTCTGAACACCAAAGCTCAGAACACGACGCATAGCACCACTCTTAGTTTCCTTCTCATTATAGAAGTTACTACGCTGGGTGCCGGTAACTTTACCAGCCATCTCAAAAGAACCACGGGTCTGAGGAAGATTAAAAATTCTATCTGCCATATCAAGTCTCCTTTATGTAATTTTGTTTCATTGATAATCATTTATGTTTCTTTTTTGTTGTCTTGAATCAATTCATGCACTATTCATTTTATGTATTCTCCTCCGTTTAGCTTATTGATGGCTTATATTTTATACGGCACTCGCCGTTAGAAATCGTCCTTTAAGGGATTATGTACAAACATTGCGCCGAGCACTATTGGGAGCCGTTCTGAACACTCAGGACATAAATCAAAACTCAAAAGCGAACCATCAAGTTGGCTACCATAAGAGTATTGATACTCAAAACTGATTCCCTGCTCGCTACCTATCGGCTTGATTTCACGACCACACCAGTTACATATTTTCTTACATGTGTTCATACGGCATCACCACATTTTTAATATTCTCTATCACGGAACATCTTAGATTGAGCACGAGTCAATCTGTTGTTCCGGCCATACTTAGGTTTGAATGCGGATTGTAGCTTATTGTTTGCGTATTCGAGATCACTCTCCAGAATCCTAGCAGCTTCTTCAATGTAATCTCGAATGGCACAATACTGGTCGTTGTTGATACAATGCGTCTTTAGATAATCAAGCATATCGACCGCCTGATTTTTCAAAAGAAGCGTATCTTCAAGCTGAGTCTTGCGCCGTTGGAAGAAATCTATATTCAAGTGAACATCTCCTCCTTCTTTTCAGTAAACCTACTCCAATCCATCTTGTGATGACACTCTGGACACTTCGGATCAAGCTTCTCTAATTTCGTCACACAAAACGGACAAAGATATGTATTCTTTTCCTTCTGGAAAATTGGACTTGCCGGAAGACTCAAGGAACCGGAATCAATGGTTACATTGATAGGAATTTTGCTGTTCATCGTGTCACTCCTCAACTAATTGGTATGGTAATCGTACAACGGTTTTATCACATAACCACGGCTTTTCTTTTGTTCCAAAATTTCCAGTTTCAGAACTAATTAAAACATCTCCTAATATAACAGCCTTGTTTTCATCATAGGCTAAAGAAAGTGCATTCAGAATAACGTCTCTAATAGCTCCGTAAGTAAAATAAAGTGTTCCATCAGAAATGACCTCACTAGAAAGCATCAGTTCGGAATTAAAACCATTTTTATAATGAACAAAAATAGTCTTGTATGGCATTCCTTTCCTTGCGATTCTAACAAAATACTTATCTTCCCCATTCTTTGCCTTAAATTGTCCGTTACTAAGAAATTCAACCGGATTCATTGATTTATCACTTTCTTTCCGCAATATTTTAACGTATCCACGTTATAATTTTTCGTTATTTTCTTGCTAAAATTAGCCTTTTATGAGATTTAGTCTTCTGGAAAATGCTTCTTTGTCACCGCAACGCAAAACGGTTCAATTTCAGATCCCCAGATAGCAGTACCATCACCATACGTACTTTCAAAGACAAGCGGAAAGCCACCGATTCCATCGAAAAGACTGCCAAGCGTAGGATTCTCACCGATATACGGCTTCATTTTCTGGAAAATCCAGTACCACTGCGGCAACGCAATCGAATTGCCGAGTGCCTTATAACGAGCTGCGTCAGAAGTTTTATGCTTCTTTTCGTTCTCATCAATCCAGTCACCGATATCTGTCCATCCATCAGGGAACCCCTGAAGCCGTTCATCCTCCAAAGGAGTCAAACGGCGAACAATCCATCGTAGATTCTTCGTTTCCTTCTCTGCAATCAGATCAGTAGCGTCCTTATAATCACGAGATTTCATCGTGCTGGCGTGTTCACTTTCCTTGTACTCACCAATGCGCTGCATTGCAAAGGCTTTCTTTTCAACGACCAGCGGCATATTATTACCGCCCGTTCCCCACTGAGCAGTACAAGTCGGACTTGTATCGCCCTGCTGAGTGTATCGAGCGTCCTGACTGTGACTCTCAAATACAACCGGTGAAATCTTTTGTTTTGAATTATGTAATGAGGGATTTTCTACCAAGCAAATTAGCGTCTGGTCTTGCAAAGTAGAAATCGTTGCGCTCAATTCAGTTTGAACCAGAGCGCCTTTACCTCCACCTTCACATCCAGAACGGATTTTTAGAGTGTAGGCTGCAGGTTCTGTGCATCGAGTCGAAGTCTCTCGATGGTCTGATTCCAATACTCGTCCAATTCCTTCTCTTCCAGACCTTCTTGTTCCTTTACTTTCTGCACCACCTGTGACAGAGTTCCTGGATTCCACCATTCGATCATATCCAGCAACGCTTGCTTCAGGAGTTCGAGTAAAGGTTTTCCACGCCGGGATGCTCTCACAAGAATCCCCTGACATGCTCGTGCGCTCAAATAGAATTTCTGAGGCACGTTGTCCTCCAAAATCCATGACAAGCGCGATTCTCTGGCGACGCTGGGCGACTCCCCAGTATTTAGCGTCGAACAATCTCCATGCAAGAGACCATCCATTACCAGAAATCGCTCCAGCTTTTTCCCACTTTCCGTTCTTTCCTGAAGGTCGAGGAATTGAAACGTCTGGCTCGACAATGCGTGCAAATCTTTCCAACACACATCTGAAGTCTTCGCGTTTGCTTGAGCTGAAAGCTCCTCTGACATTTTCCCAGATTGCAAATTTTGGATGTTCTCCATTGGTAGCCTCCCTCATTTCTGTAATCACACGAATCATTTCAAGGAACAATCCAGAGCGTTCACCAGCCAAACCTTCACGTTTACCGGCCTGACTCAAATCTTGGCATGGACTGCCTCCTGTGATACAGGACACCGGCTCAATCTGCCATCCATGGAGTTGTGTGATATCTCCGTAATGCTTCAGTTTCCATTCCTCCTTTTAGTATCCTGTGTAATGTAGCTATAAACCTAAAAATTAGCGAAAAATAATAGACGTATTAACGTCATATTATTTCATCGCCTATAAAACAAAAGTTCTAGCAGTTTTATGTATACCCTATTGGGCTGGTGGGACAGGAGAGATTTGAACTCCCGACCAAGCGGTTATGAGCCGCCAGCTCTGACCAGCTGAGCTACTATCCCATAAAAACCAGTTAAACAGCTGCAACTATTCAACTGGGCACCTTCCTTATAAAACACTATTGCATCTATATCATATAGACGAGGAAGGAATAACAGCGATGCACATTTCCTATATCTCGCCCTTTCGGGGTGGTATTTCGCACAGGCGCGGCCGGGACTGACCGCTTAAAATCCCTACCCATACGAAATTGGAGCAGCGAAAGGTAGTCGAAACCTCATCCTCAGCTTGGAAGGCTGATGTACTAACCGTTATACGACCGCTGCATGTAAACCCAGCTTACAAAGCACTACTGCACTCTTACGAGCGAGCTGGGAATAATAGTAAAGGAGATCAACAAACGGTACGCAACCATTCTATGACCGTGGTGCGGATAGTGGGCATCGAACCCACACGCCGAAGCACCAGATCCTAAATCTGGCGTGTCTGCCATTCCACCATATCCGCATATTGCGCCAGCAGGGGTCGAACCTGCGATGGAGGAGTCAAAGTCCTCTGCCTTACCGCTTGGCGATGGCGCATCATATACCCAGCTTACTACGTCACACTGCTCCGTTTCCAGAGAGCCGGGAATAATGTGAGGACAATTTTTCCTTGCCCTTTCGGGCTGGTCTGAGCGACAAGGTTTGAACTTGCGGTCCCCTGTTCCCAAAACAGGTGCGATACCAACTTCGCTACGCCCAGATACAAATGCGCCCGGCGGGACTTGAACCCGCACGCCATCTCTGGCAGAAGATCTTAAGTCTCCTGTGTCTGCGATTCCACCACGGGCGCATATAAAAGAAGATCAGAAACAGCCAACCATTCGTTTTACATTCTAGTTTTCTGGCGAACCGAAGAGTATTTATCCGATAGCTAGTCGGCTTACACCTTATTTCTCTTCTTGTCTGGCTTGACGTCCTTTACCGGTATGACGTCTTTCCGGTCGCCAATGTACGGCCAATCCCCGAACGAGCTAGAATAACTGATCTTCATGGTAGGGATAATCGGATTTGAACCGATACGTCTTTCGACACTTGAGTTTGAATCAAGCGTGGCTGCCAATTTCACCATATCCCCATATTGCCGGTCTTTCCCGGCTGTCAGCCCCGCGCAGGGCATTTTCGGAGGAAGAAATATCACGATACTTCGTTAATTATTTTAACGAAAATCACGATAAAATGTCTATTTTAATTCAGCTCTTCTGCTGACTTGCATAGAACTCATTCCGCAGCTGAATGATACCCTTCTTGCTAAACGCCTCTTGATCTTTCTCTCGTTGCTCACGCATCCAACCATAGAATAGGTTATCTTCAGCAGTAAACAGCTTGGCAGTGTTTTCGTAATAACCACGCTTCTGGACACTCTGCATGACACCACGCAAGAACTTCCAGTGCTTATAATAAGGAAGCTTCATCTTAAACATGAAATTGTTGCTATCTCGCAAAACAAATCCTTCAACGTGTTCAAAGCCATGATGCAGATAGTTCTCGTTCATGACTTCCTCGTACCAAGGATAGAATTCACTCCAGTTCTCAAAGGTCTTAACCTTCTCTTTAATCTGCAAATGACACTTTTCAGCAACACGCTTCAGATCATCGTAATCCATCACACTGAAGTTCATATCATTCGCAACAATATCCAGCAAAACAATGTGCGGTTTCTTGTATTCGATGATATGAGCATCATTTACAGGGTCAATCACCTCAAAAATGATGGAACCATTCTCTTTCGCAACTTCCTTCAGGTTCTTACGGTCTTCATCAGAAGTCGTATCCATGAGAATCTTTCGGAACATACCTGCAAAAGGCCCTTCAGGAGTGGATTTACTTGCAATGAACAGACCATCCTGTTCTGCATCATACGAAATGATACCAAGAAATCCGTTCTCTTTTAGATATGCAGTCACCGGGAACTTCAAAGTGTTCTGTAGGTTTCCAATTCTCGTTTCATTCCGCTCATCAACCGCAAAGAACTTATTATAGCTTCGAGCTACAATCTTATTCGTCTTTGTGTTAATGAACAATCCCCTTGCTTTGGTAGAAACCTCATCCCAGTGCTTCTTATAAAATGCTTCACGAGAGAAGTTGAAAGAAGAAATATCTCCAAATCGCTTCTCAAACACATATTTGCTTTGACGCATCTTACTAACAAGTTCTGCGTTATCGAACTCAGTTTTCATTTCAACGGCAGTTTCAGTCTTTGGCTCCTCTTTTCGGAATACATCGTTCTTGGTTTCTACACATTTGATTGACTGACCGTGTTCAAGTTCCACGCAACGGAGATATCCACCAAACTCGATTTTTCCTTCGAGGTTGTAGCACCGATACCCCATATCAATAGGAACATCCTGCACATTTCGATGACCGAAGATCTGAATGTAGCTATCCGGCATCGATTTTTCCCAAGACTCAGCCACGGTTAGCATATCAGGATAGCGACCTACACCTTTAATCATCTGATCAGTAGATACAAAAGGAAGAAAATAAGGCAGATAACTCAAACCACCGTGGCTCACGAAATACCGCTTCCCATCATACTCAAAGTAGGCACACTGGCCGACTCTGGAATAGATCTTACGAGCAGTGTTCTTATCGATACCAGCTTTAAAGAGCTGCGGACGAGTGCAGTTTGTAAACTCTTCACTCTGAACTGGTTCATCATGTCCCCACTTGTTCAGCCAACGCTCGTGATTCCCTTCCAAAAGAATCACATTCTTGCGGTTGTTATTTACAACATCACACAAAAACTTGAATACCTCAACGTTTTCGATGCCACGATCAAGATAATCACCAACGAAGATATAAAGTTCGTCGTCCTTCATCTCACCAAGGTATTCACTAAGGCAAGTGTAGCAGCCATGAATATCACCGATGATATGGATCTTTTTCCACTGGTTGAAGTCATTCGGATAGTAGTTCAAATCGGACATCACATCTGTAGTAGAAGGAAGAACTTTCACGCCAGAAGGAACTTTTTGAGTAACAAACCGAGCGTACATCTTATCAATAGCCGCTTCAGGAACTCGCTTCAGCCATTCTCTCTGAGCGTTTCTTCGTTTGCATTCCTCGATCGGAAGGTCCGTCATGTCAATAACATACATCCGATAACGATACTGTTTTGCAAGATTCTTATAACGATTCATTTCGACCGTCTTGGAGTTCGTTGCATCAATCACGGTAAACTCGCCATGACTCATACGCACCTCAAGCAGTTTAAAAAGCATCTCCCATACAACATCATCATTCTGCGGAGAAATCTCCATCTGCCCGGCAGGTGTTTCCTGTGCGCTTTGGCACATAAGGCGAAGTGTATCAGCACTCAATACGTACTGCTCAAGATTATGCTCTTTAATATAGGTGGACTTCCCACAACCTGGTGCTCCACGGAACAGCAAAAGCGTTCTCATTTACATTTCCCTTTCTAACAAGTATCCTGTGTCACGTAGCTATAATGTTAAAATCAAGGGGCTGAAGCCCCCTGTTTTTAATTTTTGTGGAAGTATTCGACCCAGCCCTTATATCCTTGCCGGAAACTAATATAAGTCACCTTACTGAACGTTCTTCCAATAATGTTTTTAAGAGTATCTTTACTTTTTCCAAGGCTAAGATTAGCAAGGTCAAACTCAGGATGATTTTTATAATAATCATAAACCTTCACATATTCACAATTTCTTGCAAGATGTTGTTGACACAAAACTTTTTTGTTATTTCCTTTCTTGATAATATTATTTAACCGCACAATCTGATTGTGGATTGTATGTGTAGACATCTTCGGGTCACTGTCCATTCCAGTTCTATCCTCTGTTTTACGAAGGATATAATCACCATTTATGACATAAAACGTTCTACAACCTCCCATGTTGGTGGCCTCATATTGTTTCATCTCATAGCACCGCTTAATGATATCCATTAAATTTTCACCAATATCAGTCTTATCAAGAACAGAATTTGATTCAAAATCAACATCGTTGATTTTGAGATTAGAAACTTCTTCAGAGGTGAGCCCAATCCAATACAGCACAGCAATTACATTCATACGAATTTGGTACGGCTCGTTGTATTTATTTAAAAGGTCAACAAACTCATCAGTTGATGCAAAATACTTATCCTCATACATATTGTCTGCACTTACGTCATTTTCATCAAGTTCAGCTAAGTCGTACATACTTATCCGATCCTCACTTTTAAGATAACCAGTGAGTATTGATTTTACATTCTTATATGAACGGCTCGAATTTACCCAGTTATATTTGATGAACATCTTTATGAAATCATTTTTTGTGAAGTTAAACAAATCACATCCACACTCTGATTCGTAATCCATGACATGACGCAATGTCTGAACAACAAATTTGCTACTTCTGTCAGAATACCTTGTAGCAAAAGCTTTAATCTTTTCTTCAGTAAGCATAGTGGCACACTCCCTCTTATTATATGTAGTGTACCATTAACCCTTATAAAAAATCAAGCAAATGCGGCAAAATTCTGAAATTCCATGGTATGTTGTACGCCGCTCAGGAATGCTGCGAGCAAAAACGGTTCATCCTTGCATCTTGCCATTGCGATCATATTCATCTGACGTTCCGACAAGACACCAAGTTTCTTAATGAACTGTCCTTTGTTAAGTGTATCAGTCTCTTCACAGAGAACAATACTGTCAACCTCTAGGAAATCACAGTCTTTCTTTGAGAGTAGAACATGAACCGGAGAGCGCTTGTATATTCTGGAAGACAACGGATTCCCTTTAATTGTGGGGCTAAATAAGTTGCGCTTATTGTTGCTCGTCACAACGAACGGTCGAATACCGCGTTACTGATGACCTGTCGCATTGGATAAATCAACCAACCAAACCTCTCCGACCTTTGGGTCAATATTGTTATCCATAGTCTTTCTCCTCTGTAGTAGTGTAGCTCCGTTCCATAGCTACATTATACAGGATACCATTACAGAAGTCAAGAGGTTTTTGAAAATATTTTTAGTGCCCGTATAGTTCTGGATTTTCCGATACAAATACGCTAGTATCGTCGAAAATCATCTCATACGCTTTCTCTTTATCGTCATTCCTAAGTTCTATTCTCCTTACTTCGTAGCACTTCTGCCGCAACTCAACATGACTTTCATTTCCAAAAAATCCAACGCCTTTGGCAATTCCATGCGTTTCTACGCCAATGTCGTCCATCTTTTTACAGATCATGTGAACATCCACACCATTACAAACAAAACAGACCCACACTCGCTTTTTTCTTATGTACTTCAGAAAATTCTCGACCTGTATAACTTCCAAAACCTTTTTCTCACTCATCGAAATACCGCCTTCCGCTCACATAAACAACTTTCAAGTTACATTATACACATCTTTTTGTTTTCGTCAATATGTTACACATCTTTTTGTTGTATTATTTATCAAAGTTTTAGATGATGCCATTCACTCTGTATCATTCACAACCAACTCTTTGTTGTAATAAAACCTATGTGCGCCAAATTGTCCAGCAAAGGTTGCTCCACGCTCGTGCCAACTGCCTGGAGCTGCCGCCGGGGTCACAAACCACTGAATTGGCTTATTTGAAATTTTAGCGCCGTAATCAAACACCATAGACACAGCCAGTTCATTCTCTGCCGTCACCTTCCTATTATATAAGGAACTATAACCATACTTCTTAAAGACCTGCTGAATGGTTAGACCGTCAAGTACAGCGGAATCATAAAGACATTGAGCCACAGCCATCTGACCCTCTAAGCTATCAGCACCTGCTTCACAAGCAACAATCTGCTCCGCAAGAGCACGCTCATCATCAGTGAGTTCGCGCTTTTCCTGACTGAAGTTCACAATCCGCGTCTCAATAACAGTCTCTACAATGACTTCTGGCTCTTTTTCCTCTTGTTGCACAATACTAACTGCCGGAGGACTACTATTATAAAGGTATGAATCGTTCTGATTCTGAATCACCGGGCTGATCTTCGATACCAGATTCCCTGCCAGCAGACACATTATACACACAATAGCAATACTTTGCTCACGATTTGTTAACAAATTAGAGTTAATAAAAATCACTTCCTTTCAAAAATATTGGTTCTATCAAATCTTTAAAGACTCCTCATTTACAGTCATCACAAGCTCGTTGACCCGCTTCCAATCAACATTGTCCGGCAGGTAAGTCTCACTCTTGTCAACTGATAATCTGCTTTCATAGGCCGGAATCAGTTGCTGACGAATCTCTTTGTAATCATATTCACCGTTGCGAAGCTGCGTCAGGAAGTTATGATCATTGTCTCGATAGGTTTTAATTTCACCTTTTTCCAAGATGTCAAAGAGCATCAGGTATACACGAACTGCATTCATTACCGTCTTGTGCATTTTCTTTGAATTATGGTAGATTGGATCTTTGTCTAATGTATCAGACTTCTGAATCAGCTTGCCTGCAAAACCTCCAAACGAGTAAATCACACGCTTTGAAAGGAATAGGTTTTTATTGTCCATAAGTAGCTGCGTCATTGGGTTATAGCTAATAACGAGTTCATCGGCATTCCCTAACTGTTCCAGCATATTGGGATTTCCACTACACATCAATTTCACAGCTTTGTTAAAACTATAAATCGTTGTATCAGTTTGAGTATCCACATAATGCTCAAACTCACCGAGACCAAGAAGGTCTTCTTTCGAGTTCAGCGCCACACCTCGGATATCAAGATCCGAGCCCTCAATATTTGTCCCATAAGCATGACTGCCACCGACCGTTACGAACATCATATGCTTGCCAAGATGCTCATTCTCCCGAAGAAAATTATATTCTGGAAAGCATAACGCTCCAAGCAATTCATTTCTTGTCATATCTATCTCCTTCTTCAAAAAGCATACCCACGCACATTATTATGCAGCGGTGGTTCAATTTCAAATGCCTTGTCGCTCTTGGCATCATACTTGAACCACTTCGTCAGCTCGGCCACAGGATGGAATCCTTCCTCATACCCTTCGATCACCGCGTAATTGTAGCAGTGTTCAAAGACATCAGCTACATTGTCAATCACAGACTGGACAGCTTCTTTCAAATCCGTGAAGTATCCGGCGATCCAACTGTCATCCGGCATCCAGTAGATTCCTTTTGTATTTGACACTGGCGAACTAAATTTCGCATTCTGCTCGTTCTTAAACGAGTCAATCATTGTTACGGTAAAAATCATTATAAAACCATTTCCCTTAGAACTTAGTTTTTATTCGACTCAGCTAACTGAAGTTCTTCCAACGAAAACGAAAGTCTTCCACCTCCGCAAAAAGTAGTGAACTCAACAATGGCGGTACCTCCGTCGATTTCATCGATAATGCCTTCGCACCAATCTTCAGCGTAAACTTTATCTCCAACTTTCATAACTACTCACTCCTTAATTCTCAGCTTTTATCGTTGCTCTGCATAGCTGCAAAAGTCATCAGACTTTGTATACACGGGTCTGGAGTCATCTATTGTGAAATGAGCACAACTACACGACTCTCCCTGATTATCCCATGTGTTCCACAACTCACAGTCCTTACAGCGAACAACTTTGATTGCATCCACTTCTTGGGCTTTATTTAATCGGCTTCGCAAGGTTCTATATAATGTCTCCTTGTTAGAATCCACTTTATCAACGCCAATCATTGGTTCATACATCCCACAGCGAATCCATTCTTGTTGATAAAAGGCATCTGCGTCAATAATTCTTCCCATGGCATTTCACCTCTTTTTTTATCTCAGCTTTTATCAATCATTGCAGTCTTTTCATTCCAATACTCTTCAGCCTCTTTAGCAGAATTAAAAAACAACCCTCCAAGTGCTTCTTCTTGGTCATCACAGCGAAGAATGCAGCTCATCCATTCTTCGTGATGTAAGGCATACAATGCCATACCGTAATCCGGGTCTTTCTCAAAATCACATCCGAGAGAACCTTTCCACTTTTCGTCAACATCGTACACACCAATGGAAACCGCTTCATGCCCACAAAATGGGCACTTATTCAATTTAACCATCCTACAATCTCCTTAAATCTTAACTTTTATCAACTCGTTTATTCCAAGCATTTACTGCATCCAAAAGCGTATTATTATCTGGTGTTCCACAATTAACAAAATCATCATAATACGCTTTTGTTCTCAGTCCACAATAATCACATACGACTTGCGCTCTACGTTTAAAAAGCGTTGCTGGTCCCCACAATATGGGCACGATTTCAAATTATCCATTTTGATCATCATTCCCATGTTCCATTTCCAGCCGTTCGCTCTGATCATCAGCGAGGGAAGCTACTTTCATCATACTATACACAAACATAATGTCTGCTACCATAAACAAAATTATCATGATCCACATTATATTAACCACCTTCCTGCGCTTGCATTCTGTGGTTATGCAAAGCATAACAGCATAACCAGTTATCGTCAAGCTTTTTCCAGTAATTTCCTAACTACTTATACTTTCGAATCAATTCAGATAGCTCCATCAGCAAATCAGTGTCTTTAAGATGCTGCTCTGCCGGATAATACGGGGTTTGACCGCGCTCAATAGTTCTTGCCTGAGCCATCCGTAGAATTTCTTCATTTGTCAAATTCTGTTTCATATTATCATAGTACCTAAGTTATTTATTTTTCTTAATTTTTTCTAAAACCCGGATTTTATCAATCTTTGTTGTGGTCTACCTCAGTATCATCTGTCACACCAGCAATAAAAATCTTGTGCCTACCATTCTCGTTACGCCGATGGTCGCCACCAAGAATGTCAATTGTCATAAGAATTGTGTTGTAGTAATCATATGCTCGGAACTCTTGCATCTTGTTTTGAAAATAATTTAGTTCTAAATCTTTCCAAACATTATCTAGGTGGCATTCCAGCTTACAAATACCTTCGCGCAGCGCACTAATTTTCTTATTGTTGTTTTCCATTTTTAAATCCTCCAATCAAACTTCTGACCACAATCTCTGCAATAATGGTCATACTCACTTGTAATTACGGTATTGCATTTGGGACAACGAAAACTTCCACACTTCGGATCAACGACAACTTTTTCACCCTCAATACGGCTAAAATAGTCATCAAGTACATCACTTAAAATCATTTTTCCACGCCAGCCAAGATCATTTTGCTGAATATTCTTCGTGAGAATCCGATACGCGCTAATAATTTCACGCTTTGTATATCTCATATTTACCTCCACAGAATTTAGGTTTTATATGGGTCTACGTCAAAAGCTTCTTTGATATATTCTGCCTTAACCCTTTCGAGCACTTCATCGACTATGTTAATAGCAATTTCTAACCCATGCACTTTACCATGTAGATATATTCTGCCACCATTCTTTTTCATATCGAGAGCAGACTCAAAATGCTCTCGTCTAGCGTCAATGTATTCATCATATAATCGATTGTAAATTTCTTCCAGTTCTTTCATATTCATGCCTCCACTTAAAACGCAAACGGATTATTATTCATTGTTATTATAAGTGCCATATTCAAAATAAACATCATAAACACGGTCATTCCTTATCACCTCAATCTCTAAACTCAATATCTACAACAATATTCTCAGGCTCTGTCATGTACCTTCGTGCCAGCAGCTCTACCATGCGTTCCTTGTCCCCAAGATTGCTATTACGCAAAAGATACGAACAAACTTGCCTGCCCCTGTACAAGAACACAGCCCATGCACTTCTCTTTAATGGGTTTGTGGTCTTAATCATTCCATCGCTTCCTCCAGAGATGTGGTCACGTCACCAAAGTCAAAATCCAAAGCACCAATCATATCGTCAAGAGAATCCACAGCATCGGACAGGTTTGTGCAAGCACCATCTGCCTTATCATATCGTTCACTTCCCTGCAGGTTCTCCGGCATATTATCACGATACTCTTCTTCTTCCCACTGAATGTTCTCGACGTCTGATTTTACACTTTCGATCTCCGACACAAGCTCTTCCAGCTTCTTACGGATGGAATCAAAACGGTCGATGGTCTGCTTAATAGCTTTTCTACGAGTATTGTTCATTTTCAAATCTCCTTTCAATCTACAATACCAAGCTTGCAAATGTTTTTCGGATCAGTGATGTAACCAAACGTCAACGTGTTTCGCAGATACCCTTTGTACTCAAATCCACGGTCACGAGCCGCCAGACGACACACATCTCGAATTGCAGATTCTCTCGGCCAAGAGATCCCAGCCAGCTGATACTTCCACTGAAGATCCCTCAGCTTCTGCCACTCAATCACAGGCTTCTTTTCGTCCTCAAAGCACAAACCATTCTGTACGGCATACTTCAAAGCATCACACCGCCTACTCTCTTCCGATGTACAGGTTCCCCATTCATTTTCCAGACGGCGATACGCTCTATCAAACGGTGCTTGCTTTACTGCATCAATTCCAAATGCTGCGCCAAGTAAACCCAAACCAAGTAACAATCCCATAATTTAAACCTCCTAAAATCACTCTTTTATGCGTCTTTCTTCAATCTGCCCAAACTACGATTTAAAGCTGCATTCTTGAGCCAGTCATTTCCACTAGGCGTTTGTCTATCCACTCTTAGATTACGACCAGAGCCTATCGGGCACACCCGGCGGTAATCGTCAACAGTCTTGCAACCAAGAGATTCTGCTTCATCCAGAGCTTTTCGCACATAAGCCCATGTGCTACCGCCGAGATCAGAACACTTACCAATCACGGCAAGCACAAGTTCGTCACCCATGCGCTCAACATATTCTGCTAAAGCCTTTTGACCAGTAGCACCAAGCTTCCCGATATTTTCTCGGAAAACATCCTCGATAGGTTTCGTCGTTGTCGTCTCATCACTAGACGAAGACGACCTTTTCCTAAGTCCTTTGTCCTTAGTCCTATGTCCAGCTTGTTTTTGGTTGTTTTTGCTTGTTTTCTTTTCTGCATTGTTATTTTCTAACGGAGCACCGCCAAGTTTTCCAATATCAGATTTCTTTTTTGTATAAGCGGCATCTTCATCAAGCTCTCTTTTGATAGCAGGCCAAGTGAACCGTTCATTCCCGTTGAATTCTGGCTCTACTCCGAGCGACTTATATTTCATCATCGCTCGCACCAGTCGCCCCACTTCAGCGTCACTGAGCGGTTCAAAATAACTTTCGTAGCTATCCCAGAGTTTAATGTACATCTTTGCCATCAATCATTTTCTCCAATTCTTTCAAGCTAACAGGAATGTAGCCGCCACCACAATCCGTCTTGAAAAAGACCTCTGCGAAGCCCATCTTTGATATGTATTTAACAGTTCCTTTAAGTAAATGATTCAAGATCACGCAGTCTCCTTCCTTAAACTCTTCTATGTCATTGGACTCATCGCCAATAATCATTTTTAATCACTCCTTATTTTCACTATGAGTGTCCACGCCATAATCAATCCCAGAGTAGTATTCATCATCAACTTCTTCATCAAGACCAATATAGCGAAGCGTAATTGCCTGACTACTATGATTAAGACTATGCTGTAACCAAGCTAAGGCTTTTACATCGTTTGGATGAGATGCAATAAACTGATATCCAAAGGTTTTCCGACAACTATGAGAACCAAGCTGGACAGGAAGATTTAATTCCTTACCAACTTGACGCATAATCCTACCAAAAGAATCCACATCAAGCGGATCTCCCGTTTCTTTTGGATTTGCATCGTACTTACGGAACACATCAGACTTGCTTACGCTCGTTCCACCGTTTGTTCTCATGGAGTTCTTCCAACTGCCTTGCCGAGACGGGAAGAGCCAATCGTCATAAGACAATCCATCAATATTGATATAAGTTTGAATACACTTTAGTGCCGGGACCGGAACTTTAAGAATGCGATACTTATTTGTTTTCTTTTCCTTAACACGAAGTTTTGCGTTGAAATTCACCACAACCTTTCCATTCATATCTGTAGCTGCTACATCAGAAACCTTTAAACGAAGCAAATCACTTGCTCTGAATCCTGTGCAACATCCTACATTAAACAAGCACCAGTTGCGGTACTGACGTTTAATCCAGAAATATTCTGAAATACGTTTGATATCCTCTTTGTCTTTAATTGGCTGAACTGACCCATGATTTGCTTCCATACGAGTCAGGCTATAATTTTTTTTAACTACTTTCTGACGTTTTTCTTTGTTAGAAGAATCATAGTCAGAAAAATCAAGAGCAACAGTATTTTCGATTTTCTTTTCGTTTTCAAGCGCACTCATCACATTCACCTCAAATTCCATACTTCAAGCAATACTTACCGTAAGATAATCCTTCAGCATCTGCCATTCTCACAATCTCAACAAATGTTGGTTTATGTTTCTTTTTATTCTTGCATCGAATGGATGCCTCATTTCTTATTATCTTACGACATTCATCACAATAGAGCTTTCCACATTTAGGGCCATACCATGTAATGCCACAGCGATTACACGTTATGTTTCCATATACCATCATAATTCACACCTCAAACTTGTCAATTTTCCAATGATGTCGATAGTAATTTCCAGAGCTCTCACTAACAACGGATGCCTCACATGAATCACACCACGTTTCGTTCTGGTTCACACTATTTCCTTCAGAATCCCGGCAATCCTTATAAAGCAAGAACATCTTTTCAGACAACTTCTCTTTATCTTTGTTAATGGTAATAATATTACCTTCTGCGTAAAAATCGCTAGAATCAATACATTCGTGTAAAATATGAATCGTCATTTTTATGTACCTCAATTCTTTTCAAACAGATCGTCACGAACTTTCGGAGTAAACTGACGAGTGCCAAGCTGCTCAATAGCAGTTTCCAGCTTACCATCTCCCCATTCTCTGGTTTCTGTATTCATAACAATTTCAAGCAAAAGCTTTGCGTCCTTAGCTTCTCTACGCTTCCGGCGAGCCTTTTTAAGTTCTGCCATAAGCTGATAGCCTTGCGCTGCGTTTACAGTTTTAAACTCAATAGCGTGCTCAAGATCATCAATTTCATCACTTGCAGCAGTCAAATCACCGTACACTTTTGAATACAGCTCTTTTAGATTACACATGATTTTCTCTGTGCTAATTAGCTTCTTTTTAA